CTGCAGGAGAAGGTCCCAGATCCCCTGAGTTGTGGTAACCGAGGACGTGGCAACGAGGTCAACGCAACGAGAATCACGGTTCACGACCAGAATTTCCAAGGCTCTCTGCTTGAGGGGGGAGTTCAGAATATATACTTTACCACCTGCTCTCTGATATTTGATGTGCCAATTAATTTGCCACTTTGATATGCCTCGATTCTTGAGGTCATTTGCTTTCAATTCAAGCCAAAATACCTTGTTGTTAAGTACACAATGAACATCGGGAATACCATTACTTGTATTGCTTTCTACCCTTGTAAAATGTGCGTTTTCTTTAATCTTCTTGATACGATTCCAGAGCTTTGTTTCACCAGTTTGTGACATAAATTAAACAAGTCAAGAATTACAAATACAGCCGTAAAAATCACCAGTGCCATCGTTCATAACATGTGCATTCATAGGGGAATCTAAATACGTAGTAAGAGCTAATCTTACGACATCACACAAGTCAAAACAATCAAGTTCAACATAAATTTTTAAATTTTGTAACATTTCTTTGGTAACTTCTACCAACGTATAAGCTCCATCATTAAAAATAATCAAATCCATTACAGCTTCACAATCTTTGTTATAACACTATTAGGAATTATCGTACTGCCCCCAATAGTTTCAATATGTCCTTCATCTCCTTCTTTACCATCCTTATAACCATAATCACAGAAAATTCTAGTAATACCTTTATCTCTACTAAATAACCAACCACGTGAAACCATACGTCCTAATCCTGATTTAGCTAATTGATCAAATGTTTGCCAGCCCGACTCACCAACGATATCAACCCAATGTACCTCAACAAAAGGATATCTATCGATTTTATCTTTTTCGATTTTTAAATTTGTTTCTATTCGTTTTACTTTTCGTCTGAACATTCACTACCCCCACTGATGTTGTTAATGTGCTATTGTGTACTTCATTAAAAACGCTTAACCATTGAGACCAACTATGTGTTTTCGCTAGTTGAATCTGGCGTGACGTCAATGATATTGGACGCTTCACCAATTTTTTCTTCAAGCTCATCTAACCTCTTTTCTAATTGTTCTCTGGATAATCCTTCTAAACCTAAATGTGTTACCTCTTTTCTGTCCACAAAGTAACCTGCCATTTTGCCTTTGGCAACTTCGGCATTTATAGCTGCAGTAAACTGTCCTTTGTTTTCTGCACCATCACGTAATCTGTCATAAGTTTTATAAGATTTAAGTTTATCCTTTTCATAGATAGCTAGTTCTTGAGCCATTCTTTTTTCCAAATATCTACAAACATGTGGGTTGATATCAGGATTTGTTAATCTGCTTGCTGTCTCAGTTGGGCCATATTTACTTTTGCTGGTGTAGCCAGCTTCTTTTGCAGCATCAACTTTTGAAATCTTGCCATAATTCTCAACGTAAATATCCACAAACCTTTTTTGTTTTGGTGTAAGGTCAATCATTGTTCTCAGAGCTTTTGATTTTTGTGGCATGTCCGTATCCTATACCTCTTTCTTAGAAAAATAAATACAGGTCAATAAAATTCTATTTTTTGTCCATTAGAAAATGTATTTTTCCTAGATTTCTAGGAAAATTCCTAGTAGTTTCCTAGTTTGTTTTGTTCTAAAAGTATTGATATATCTTACTTTTCCTAGTTTCCTAGAAAAAAGTGTTGAAATGAAAAAAAAAATAAAATTTTTTTTTCTAAGTAAAGGGTATAGGGAACTGGAATTGGGAAACTTAGAATGGTTCTAAAGTATTTTTGTAGTTGATTTTTAGACGAATCACGTATATCTATATATTTAGTTTTCATATTAGCTCTCTTTAACATAACAGCGGAGGACATCATGGATTGGATCCAGGGCGAAAGCCCTATCATCCTGGCCCGTGAGCCGTGATCCACTGATCCCGTTCAGTAGATAAATACTCTTGACAGTTTAATCTCACAGACTATATACACGTCCTGTATATATACACTCCAATGTTTATGTGGGCTGGGGAAGGGAGACTGGAACCAGCCTTAAACAATCACTGAAACTAGAATAGATGAAAACAAAGCTGTCGTTGCAGTAAACACAGCACTTCGTAAATGTTCTAAATGTTTACGATGGTATTTTTTAGACTCAGGTTCCTTACATTGACGGTACTTGTTATATTGAACATAATACTTTCTCCACGCTACTTGCTTCTCGGTAAATTTAATATCATTTCTTTTAATAGCTTGAATATATTTAGACTTTACATGCTCAGGTGAAAATCCTGCCCAATAACAAACTTTTTGAAAATCATCACTATCATTAATAATCCAATTGTGGGCTTCTAACTTATAAACAGAGCTCTTTCGATCATTTAAATTAGAGCATGTATCTTCTAAAGCATTACAAAGCACACCACGCCAAAGTTTCGCTTCTCCTGGTACTTCTTCACTAGTTAACATTGTTGCTGCAAAGCTAGTGCCCATAAGTTTTAACAAGGTAGGTGAGTAAGTCACGGTAATAAATTACTCCTGCAGGGTCGGTTCTACGTCTTTTAAAATGGTAATTGTAATCATCTTCTACATTTTCTATTAGTTTATGAATGTCCTGTCCAGACCATCCATCCATTTTAGGTATATCCAAAAACTCTTTGTATAAACTCATATCAATAGTATAAGAAGTTTTAGCCATTCTTGCCACCCCGTATGACTTTTAATTTAAATATCTTTGCCTTCTTGACAACTTTAGAAGCTCTAATATTTTTATATATTTCTTTGATATCAACCATAAAATTTGGATCAAAAGTGTCTCGGTAATCAAATTTTTGCCCCATATACAATCGGAACATCACTCCTGTCACGAGTGAATATTCCTTCATGTTTAATTTTTTAGCTAATAGATGTAACGATTTGTGTAAATCGCTAATGTCTTGTGAATTTTTTGCCACGTATCAGTTCCTTTATTTTAGTTAATATGCCAACTATAGCACTGGCCGCTGATCCGTGATTCTTTTTTGGTTCGGTAAAGTATCCATTACCATTACAGATTTTACATAAGTTTAATGGTTCACAACCCTGTAGTTCTTCTACGTTAGCCATGTACCCATTACCCTTACACTTAAAACAAATCTCATATGATTCAACTTTAACAAATACGTTATCTGATTTACTTGTCATAATCAATTCTTTTTTCCGTTACCATTTGTCTTTAATAATTTATTAATATACTTATCGACAGGTTGTTTTGTCTTCTTAGCACGTATATCTACATACTCATGTATCATTTTAGATATCATACTTGCAGGCGATCTGAATTTAGCATTACACAACGCTTTCAGTATATCATAATCAGGCTTTCTTACCGCTACTGATTTAAATTTATTTATATCCATGTTTCTTGCACTCCTCTTTGCACTGTTGCCTGGTTTTAATTTTAGGATCAGCCATCACGATATGAACACGCTCAAAATATGGATTCGTATCGCTAAAAGCAAAACCCTTTCGCTTACTGATTCTTGTGATAGCAGCAAGCATACTATCTCTCCATGGCTTTACCATATAATAGGACCCAGGATTAGACCTAGTATTACTAATAAAGTTTTTGGAAACGAAATTAATAAAATAAAAATTAATAAAAAAAATTCTAAGTTATCAAATTTCATATTAATAATGTCTTGGTAAGTTAACTTTTTGACTCCCCATCTCAACACCTTTTTTCATAATTTCATTTAAGGCATCATCAAAACATGCTTTCTCATCTTTTGATTGTTGAGCCATTAATTTTAATCTAGCAAAACCAAAAACAAATAAATTGTGTATACAATGCCAATCAGCTGCAAACTTATCTTCATTCTTTCTAAAACTTGTAATGTAAGCATTGAAATGATCGTGTATTCCTTTGTAAATTGGTTTTACAAATTTGTCGTATTTTTTTTGATGTAATTTATTTTTTTTATTCATCATTTATCCTTTTGTTTATGTTTAATCTCATCGTTCACAAGTAAAGTAACTATTTCTTGATTGAAAGGTTTGTAGATATTACCGAAGTCATCATCAACAAAAATGTTTTTTACATTTTGTTCATGTTTGATTTTTTCATTAGACGACATCATATCCTTACCCCAATAATCTTGAGCTTCAATAGCACTCAACTGTCTATCAAGTTTTTTAATAAGACGTTGGAACAACTCTGATTTACTGTTTATGTTTATTTTCATAGTCCCATTTAAATAGGATACGTTAAGACTATTGTCAAGTCTAATTTTGTGTCATTATAAGTTTATGACAGAATATTTTTTATTAGGTGTATTATGTTTAGTAAGTCCTGTAACTGGCCAACCAGAGTGTGCCTACCTAAATGAGAACCCAATAATTTATTACACCAAAGAGGAATGTAATATTAGAAAAGTCGAAAAAACCACTGAAATGGCGGCTAATTTAACGTCTAAAGGGTTTGAAATATCTTACATTGATATTCAGTGCATACTTGACACAAAAGCAAAAAGGCTTGATTTCACACCACTTTTTTGATAAGATAATCACATGAAGCAATATCGCTTTAGATGTTTTGTAGCTGGGCTAGAGATTGATAGTGTCGTAAACGCTACAGACGATTCTAGTGCGATGGATAGTTTCATTGAAAACTTATCAAATGGTAAGTTTTCAGCAGAACCCAACTCATTACAGAGAGGTTTTGATCGTTGGGTCATAACTTATGAGGAGCTGAAACATGGCACTACAAAAGTTGATAGCGGAGAAGCTAGCTTTGGAGTCCAAATGGGCCAACCAAGCGTTGTCACAGGGTAGAGTTACTCCTGACATGAAGTGGATCGATATCGAAATAAAAGGTCTTAGAACAAAGATCAATGAGCAAAGCGTAAAAGATGCTGAAGCTTTGTTTAAAAAAACTGGTACTTAAATACTAGTTTAAATTAATTTTCGTAAATCATTAATTTGGTTAAGGGTCTTATGCCCGCTTTTTTAAGGGCACAAGGGGCACAATAATATTTTTTCTTTTCTATTATAGTTGCTTGGGATTCGCAGTTTTCACATTTTCTGTGAACAGATGAGTAACTTTCTCTGTGTACTTTTTCATTTTTCCCTGCCATAATTTCTCCATTAGTTTACTCATATCAGGATGTAATTCCCAACATAATACATTTAATCTTGAAAAGAACATTACTTCTTCAGGAGATCTAGCTTTATAGAAAAAACTAGCATCAGCATGATTACCTTTTTTAAGAATTTTAAATCTGTGATTACCATTTCTAAGTTGATCCTTTTCATCTATAACCATGGGGCACAACAAACCATTCTTTTCTAAATCTGCTCTAACAGTTTGTTTAAAGTCTGCATGGGTGCCGTGTACAATTTTAATGTCATCAAATTTTTTTAAAACTAATCTTTCTTTGAAGACCATGTACCAGGGCCAAACAACTCTACCCATACCTGCTATTTGATTTCTATGTAGCTTGTCCAAAATCTTCTCCTAATGCTACGTCCACTTTACTTGGTACTTTAAATTCCATACAGTTCTCCATTGTTTCTTTAATCTTATTTATATCAGATTTAGACTCAATATCAAAACATAATTCATCATGAATTTGTAGTTTAGGCAAAAAACCCGCGTTTTTACAGGCAATTATGGCCTGTTTTGTTTGATCTGCAGCAGATCCTTGTATTAATCTATTGAGTGCTTTGTAGGTAAAAGCTCTTTTAATATTATTCCTACCATATTTTGCAACAGCATTTTCAAATGTTTCTGGTGAATGTATCCCAAAATCTTTTGTCTCCCACATTTCGAATCTACACTTTCTACCTTTTTTAGTTCTTATGACACCCTCGTCACTTGCCTTTTGCATGCATCTATCGGATAATAATTTAACAAATGGTACTTTACGATTATATTTTGCTATCAATGTTTCTGCTTCTTCCTTTGATAGTCCCAATGATATTGCTAATTTATTTTTACCCATCCCATACATTAGACCTAGCCCTATTGTTTTTGCTTGTGATCTTTCTATGCCTGCTAGATCTGCAACTGTTTGATGGAAATCTGTTTCTGAATTAGAATAAGCTTCTACTAGTTCGTTAGATCCTTCGTATCCTTCACCGATACTTGCTGCGTAATGAACAACCATTCTTGGTTCTTGTTGTGAATAGTCAAATGATCCCCACTCACAGCCTTCTTCTGGTAAGAATAGTCCTCTGATTCTTTTTGCATAATCTTTATTACGTGCGGGTAACTGTTGAAGATTAGGATTAGCCATAGAGAGACGGCCAGAAACGGTCCCACCACTATCGCTACGTAATTGATTAATTTCACCATGAATACGACCGTTATACTCGTACTTTAGTATACTTTGCAAGAAGGTACCATGAAATTTATTTATTTCTCTTGCCTGCATGATTAGTTTGCAAATCTTATGTTTAGAGTTCGACAACCAATTAGTTGTAAAGCTAGGTTCACCTGTTGGAGTTCTAGGAAAATCAATCTTTAACCTCTCAAAAGCATGTCCTATAGCTCTTGCTTTCCAAACATCTAAATCAGTGCCTGCAATAGTCTTAATTTGGCTCAAAACACCCTTTTCCTCGTCCATAAAGGCTGTTTTAAGAGCATTTGCCTTCTCAACGTCTACTCGGATACCCTTTTCTCTCATTTCGATTAAAATAGGCAATAAATTAGATTCTAGAGCCCAAACAGTCTCTAAAGACTGGCTTTGGATCTCATGCTTAAATCTCTGCCACAACAGGTACGTGAGCCGTGCATCTTGTTCCGCATAAAAACCTACATGTTCCGCAGGTAATTTCCACATCTCAGCTTTAGGATCTATACCATGATTCTTTGCTGCTTCATTTAAATCTTGTTCACTTTTAAGTTCTCCTAAGTAATCTTTGGCCAAGGCATTCAAGCTGTATGACCATCTGTTTTCATCTACTATACCCGCAGCAATCATAGTATCAACAATAGATCCATTAATTTTTATACCCATACGTCTTAGCCAACCGACATCATATTGAGCGTTATGAAAAATCTTTGTGCCTGGTAGAGCACATACATCCTGCATGTATTTTTTCACCTGCTCAGGTATCATGTTCCCACCACCATAATGATTAAACGGATAATAACCTTGCCAGCCCTCAACAGCCACAGCAAAACCAATAACATAACCATTACCTGTAGCCCAACCTGCACCAAGTTTATTATTAATACCATCGTCTCTAGTTTCTAAATCGATAGCTATTTCATTGTATCCTGATAAATCTTTATACTCTGATGGGCATGACCAAATATGTTTTTTAAAATTAAATGTAAACTGTAAACTCATAAATGTTTTTCTTTTATTAATTTATTAATTTTATCTTTATTACTAAATGCATACAAACTTGCATTATAATCATGAGCGAATATCTCAAAGTAAGGACCTTCTCTTCCATGACAACCCTCTCTTGCTGGATAGATCTCTAAAGTAAATTTATTTTTTGCTACCGTTATTACTTTTTTTATGGTTCCCGTCATGCTCTTCTTTTAAATGTTCTATTTCTAAATCACAATAATGTTTTATTTTTTCTAGATCTTCTATTGCTTTACCTTTAAATAAATATCTACAAACATATTTTATTACATTTGCTTGAAATGGATTCAAAGCATTTTTTCTTATAAATGTCCATGGCTGTATAAAAAATTGTTTATAGTGGGAACCTCCAACTTGTTTATCTTGTGGAAATGATTCATCAAACATATCTTTATTTGTCATAGTTTGAATGCTTGTAGTGATTTCAATTTTTCTTCTGCATTAGAAATCTTTTCAATTAGTTTATCGCATTCATCAATATGTTGTGGATGCTCACCAATTCCTACAGGTTTCTCCATATATATTTTTAATGTTGCTTCTGCCTCAGAAATTTGAGCATTATATCTATCTTCTAAAGCTTGTATTATTGCTCTTCTAAACACCGCACATCCCTTCACATTCGTTATTAAATAAATCTTGTTGATCATCCTTTTTAAACTTTACTTCATCTAATGGTTTACATTGTCTATGAACAAAGTTTTTAACTGGTGTATTATGCATTCTCATCTGTTTATCAAATTCTACAGCTTTTTCAAACTCTTTCGGTCGATTATTTTTCATATCTAACCAGAAAGCATCATCATGAAATGGACAACCTATACAAGCTGATTTAGCAGGAGTTTTATAACCTCTGCCTTCATACCATTTAAGACAATCTTGTCTTGACATATTTTTTTCTATTAAAGGCCAAGTGTTTTTCTGCCACCAATATCTTGAAGGTTTCATTCTCATTATCTCGTCAGTTGAAATACCAACCCAAACCTCTACCCAATCATCTTTTCTCATTCTTTGTCTTGGTTTATAACCTAACACTTCTCTAATTTTTTTAGCTATCGGAGTAATCTTGTATTCTCTAGTACATTGTCTACGTCCCATTCCCTTTTTACCTTTTTCATTTAAAGTATAGAACGGTGCAGAAGCAAATTGATTTCCGCCTGGAGACAAAGCTTTTAATATATCTTTATCTAAATCACCTTTTTTACAAATATGTATTGGTATTGATATTGTTTTTTTTAACCATTCTAAATGCTCTAGAACAGGTGCAGGTTCCCAACCTGTATCAGCGAATACCATGAAATCGGGTTTTTGTTCAAACAAACCTTCATGTGCCATCAGAGCCATTGTGCTTGATTGTACACCAGCACCTAATGACAATACTCTTGCAAGCGGTTTATCTTTTCTTTTAATCAATTTTCCTTCTATTCTTGTTATCATGTTTTTTCATATATATTAAATAGTCTTCACCAATAGGGTAGTGATATTTATAGTCTGTGCTCAAGATATGTAAAGTGTCTTTTGCACGTGTTCCACCTGTATACCAAACCTTTTTTTCGTGAGACTTCTCTTGTTTATTTTTATGCCTATAACTAGATGGCCAATTAGCTTTTGAATACAACACAACATGATTCGCTTCATCACCTTTAACACTGTGTATTGTATCTATCACTACTCTTGGTGCTTCATCTAATGTTTTAGTTCCGTATCTTTTTAATAATCTTAAAAAGTATATAGCTTGTCTTGGTGAAAAATTTCTTTTTAATATCCACCACCATTGTTTTGCCTGCATTTCATCAGGCATATCAAGTCCACACCATTCTCGTAAATCATTAAAATTATATTCTTGAAAGTCTGGTACACCTTTCCAAAACTTAGGTGTTCTAAAATCTGAATCTTTAAGTTCTCTAATGTATTTAAACATAACCTCTGCATCTTTTTTACCAATCTTTTTACCATTACTGATAGCTGTCCAAGCTTTTATAGCCTGCCATTGTTTGTCATCAAATGACTTGTTCCCTTCATTATCGGAAAAATATATACCTGCATCTTTTGCTAATGATTTAAGTTCATTAACTGTATTGTGTACTCTTCCAAGTAAAAACCATGTCCCTTCTAAACTAAAAGGTATCTCTTTAAAGTTTAAGTAACGCTTAACAGCACTTTCTTTGTCCTGTGGGCTAAATGTTTTATCAATGCTATCTAAAATTCCTTGACGCATTACTTGTGTAAATTCATGAATAGCTTTGCCATATCTCCTTGTCTTCTTTAACACAACCTTTCTACCTGGAAAGTAATGTGTAAAGTATTTTGAATCAGCACCGTTCCATTGATATATTGCCTGGTCATCATCTCCTGCTAAATAAATTCTTTTAACATTATCTACCATTTTATAAATTACCGACCATTGTAGTGGTGTAAAATCTTGGGCTTCATCTAATATTAAAACTTCTAATTGAGGGAAATCTATTGAATCGATAGCTCTTTCTATCATATCTGTAAAATCAATAAATGAAACTTCCCCACCTGCTCTTTTGTAATGTTCGTAGGTGTCTATCTTTCTTAAAAACACATCTAATGAATCTTGTCTGTTACTTTCTTGCTTGTAAATATAAATTGGATCTTGCATCATGTTTCTTGCTTTATCATAAACACCTAATGACCAGTCTTTATAAGTAAAGTTATCTTCAGATAATCTTGAATCACTTCTCTTTACAAAACTATTTTGTAGAGCGTAATCAATCATACATGCTTTAGTATCAAATATTTCTTCTTCAAAGTATCTTCTACAATAAGAATGCAAAGTTCTAAATCTACTAAATTGTTTATCACTTATATGTGGAAATGCATCAAGAGCTCTTTTAACAGCAGTGTTAACAGCTTTATTAGTAAAAGATATAAATGCAATTTTTTCAGGATCTATTCCACGTTTTATGTATTTCTTAACTACCCTTTCAATTAGTGTCCATGTTTTACCTGTACCTGGAGGACCAAATATTTTTATAGTCTTATGGTAAAGCTTTTTATGCTTTTGGAGTTCTGAATTTTGTATGATACTGGTCATCCATTTCGCTCACTACATTCTTAGTATTAGTTTGTGTTTGTTTAATTGCTTGGTGATTTACAAACTCAGGCATTGTAACATACCAAACATTCTTCTCTCCTTCGTGATAATCATGTTTATCACATTTAAGTAATCTCAAAGCTTCAACTACTGAAGCAAAAGCTTTGTTAGACGTACGTTTTAAAAATCTATCTAGTGTAGCACGTTTGAAATACACAATATTAGTTTTACTATCTAACACAGTATAACCATCTTTTAATTTGTTAAAGTCATCTTGTTCAATTGTAGTCTCAAAGAAATCTTTTAATGTTTGATACTGCTCTTCCTCTAAAGTATCTTCATATTTAAGTTTTGTATTTTCTACAGCAGATTCAACAATATGTTTCATTAATAATTCAAACGGATCAGGTCCTTTTTTTGGTCTAGGTAATGTCAGCCAATAAATTCTATGTTTAGCTAAACAAGTTCTCCAAGTCTTTTGATCTTTAATATCTTCTGCTCTAAAAGAAATATGTGTATCTCTAAAATCACATTCCCAAATTATTCCTTTAGTATCTTGTGTGTAAATTATATTTGTAAAATCATTTTTTATGTCTGGTGCTTGTACACCGATCCCAAGCTTTCTTAATTTACAAGTTTCTTTATCACATATACTTGCAACAAAACCATGTTTAGGTGGACAAAAATATTCATAACCTTTTGTATGAACAGATTGTGCAACCATATCACTTTCACTTCTTTTTAATGGACCTTTAGGATGGTTTGCATAAATACTTTTTTGTCTTTCCCAAGCTATGTCTTTTAATTGTTTTACAGTAAGACTACCTTCAGCTTTTTTCATCTCTGTTACACAGATATTAAATAACATATTATTTCTTTCACCTGTCCAGCCTTCTTGTATTACCTTTTGTACACATGGTGGATACTCTCTCCAATCTGTTTCAGCATTGTATTCTGTAATTTTAGCTTTTAAAAATTCATTAGGGTCAACCGTTTTCTTTTTAGCTAACTCAATAAAACCACCTAACATCAATGGAGTATTTTGATCATCAAATGCATATTCAATTGCTGCATCTGCCTTATGGTAAGGCATGCCAACTGCTTTGTTTAATGGAAATACTTCTTTAGATAAAAAATACTCTTTATTAATTTCTTCAAGTTTTGCTTTTACTTTTACTTTGTCTGCCCAATCAGAGAAAAATATAAACAGATGTAAACCACCAGATTTAGATTTAACAGGGACAAGTGGTAAATCAAAATCTCTAACTATATCTACATATTTCTTTTGTGAATATGCTTTGTAATTAGCAGGGTCTATATCAATGCAAGACCACCTCAACTTATCACCGTTCTCAGGACGGATACCTATTAAGACGTCACCCTTAATATGATCTGCCCAAAGTTTTTCGGTAACTGGTTCGTGAACCGTGAGGTAGTCTGCTTTTTTCTTACCCCGTTCATCAGTTTCCCCCGTCAGAGAAACTGTGATGAACTGGGAAGAGTCACCCTCAAATAATTTGAGTAACTCTTTTTGCATTAGAACGGTGTGGCTTCTTTAGTGACTTCTTTCTTAGCAGCTTCTTCTTTACCGAAGTCGACCTTACCAAAGATGTCCGATTTCATCGCACTCTCATAAAACGCTTTTGACGCTTCTAATGTACCCGCCAATTTTGGATCGTCTAGATATCTATCGAATTCGACAACCCACCCATACCAAGAGTTTTGTGAGTTACTTTCTTTAGTGGTCTTCAATCTATAGGCAGTTGCCCAAGATGGTGGAGTAAAGAAACCTTTTTTACCTTTAAGTTTTCTACTTGCAATCATAGAATTCCAAGTTTTAGATTTCTTCTTTTGAGTAGATTTCATAGTAATCAATGCTGACTCCACAGGTGCATAGTTACTATCTAAGATATAAACAAAATGGTTACCTGTATCTTCGATATAGTTACCATTCTCTAGTCTATCTTTTCCATCATCACCTCTTGTAGTTTGAGACATGACAGACGGATCGTTATGTATACCTACAGGTCTACCAGGACTATCGCCTCTATCTTTCCACTCATTAAAGGTATTGATATATAAACATGGTACAACAATCAAACCATCTTTACCTTTGTAAAGAGAACCAGTTATCTCATTGTAAATGTCACCTTGTTTAGCAGTCTCAATATACTTGCCATCTGATTCGTCAAGTACAGGTGAGTTTGCGTAAAGGATTTTTAGAATTGGGAGTCTAGTATCCCTAGCAGTGACAAATTCTTGTCCTTGTCCTGCTAACTCTTCCAAATTAAATGTAGTTGGAAGGGACGCTTCTTTTTTTACTGCTACGTCCTTGGCAGTTTCTTTTGCTTGTTGCATCGTTTACTCCTTCGTCTTTATCTTCGTTCGTGTTGCTACGTAAACACCGAATAAATCAGCAGGAACATTACGACCATTTTCAATCTCGTCTCTTACGAAACCTTTAAGGGTCATAGGTTCTACCTTTTCGGCTTGTTTAACATTATGCCCTTTATTTCTTAATTCGTCAACCAAAGATTTTGCTTCGTTATCTTGGCTTCTTCCAAAAGTTAAAGTGACATTGTTTTTGATTAGATCTCCGTGACCATTGTCACGTAACCAACCAAATGCTTCTTCTTGTCGAGATACTGGTATTCTTGCTGCATAGTATGGTTTTACTTCTACAGAAGAACCATCGTTAAGTTTTAACAATTGTATCCCTGCTTGTTGCATGAGATTTGGAATATCATTCTCAGAAAGTTTTACTTCAGCGGCTTTAACTTTTTTTACCTTATCTTCTAACTCTGCTAGTTCTTTCTGGATGTCCAATAGCTCATTACATTTTTGAGCGATGTCTGCTGACATGCTCGTATCGATTTTTACATCTTTCGATAGTTGTTCTAAGTCCATATTGACCTCCTGTTTATGTTGCAACTATATAAATTAGACATTTGACATTGTAAAGAAAAAAATATATTAATGGGACAACTCATTAGAGATAAACACGAATGACGGAACAATATAAATATAAGACCAAACCCTTTGAGCATCAACGCCAGGCTCTTATTCAAGGTGCAGAAAAAAGAAACTATGCATATTTCATGGAAATGGGTACAGGTAAAACCAAAGTGGCTATTGATAACGCCTGTTGGTTGTATCAGAAAAATAAGATTGCTACTGTAATTGTAATTGCACCTAACTCAGTTTACAGAAATTGGATAAAAGAAATTAAAACACACGCACCTGTAACTAATTTAAATATATGTGCACACAAAATGGAACCTTTTAGATGGAAAGATGGACATTTGAATTGGTTTTTAATAAATGTTGAAGCACTATCACATGCTAGTGGTGTAAAGGTTTTACAAGAAATCACTCTAAATCATGCTTCTTCGTGTATGATGATTCTAGACGAAAGTACCACCATAAAAAACAGATCAGCAAAACGATCAAAAAACATTTGTAGATTAGGTAAACCAATCCAATACAAAAGGATACTAACAGGCTCGCCAATAACAAAATCTCCATTAGACTTATTTACTCAATGTGCCTTTCTAAGCGAATCACTTTTAGGATTCAAATCTTTTTTTACTTTTAGAGCAAGATATGCAGTAATGCAACAAATAGAAATGAACGGCAGGGCTGTATTATTTCCTAAATACTATACAAACCTTAATGAATTAGAGGAGAAATTAAAGACTTTTTCTTATAGAGTAAGAAAACATGAATGTTTAGACTTACCTGAAAAGCTATATCAGGTAAGACAATTGACTATGTCTACTGAACAGAATGAAGTATACCAGCAGTTAAGAAAAAATGCTTTTGCTATTTTACAAGACAAGGAAGTAAGCTTTGCTAATAAGCTTACAGAAATTATTAAGCTACATCAGGTATGTAATGGTTATGTAAAAGCAGATGATGGTACAGTTACTCCTTTTGATAACTGTGCTAAACTAAAAGACTTGATGACAATAATTGATGAGGGGGAAGGTAAATTTATTATCTGGGCCAACTATGTTCACAACATTAAAACTATTATTGAAGCGTTACAAAAGTCTTACGGTCATAGCTCTGTGGTTGCTATTTATGGAGAAGTTTCAACAGAAGATAGGACACAAGCTGTCGAACGGTTTCAGAATGATGATAGTTGCCGTTTTTTTGTTGGTAATCCTTCCACTGGTGGTTATGGTCTCACTCTTACCAATGCTAGTTATGTTATTTATTTCAGCAATTCATATAATTTGGAAGTACGTCAACAGTCTGAAGACAGGGCTCATAGAATTGGTCAAAAGAAAAATGTAACTTACATTGATCTTATAATGAGAGATACTATTGATCAGTTAATTATTGGATCTTTAAAAAGAAAAATTAAGATTAGTGCTGAAACTTTAGGAGAAGAAGTTCTCAAGTGGCTTTAAGCTTATAGTATTGTTCAACTCTTTCAAACCAAAGCTCTTCGTATTCAGCAAGTCTTGCTTCGTCTAGTTCAAAACTTTGAAATTGTAAATCTTTGGTACACATTGCAACTAAACCACCCATTATAGGCCCGTGATTCTTCTTATGTGCTAGTGAGTAAGCAGCTAATTGATAGTAATAATCTGTAACCCATTCTTCTCTTTTTAATTTATTACTTTGTTTAAAGTCTATTATGTATGGTTTATCTTTGTACAAACCAACAAGATCTGTACTCCCTGCCCACCTTTGGTCATATTCTAAACTAACCTCACTACCATATATAACTTTTAGTTGTTCAAGATTTTCTACAATTCTATGTGCCATCATTCTTGCCTGGGCACCATCTTTAGAAGCATTCCAATATCCTATGCCTTTTATATAGTTCTCCAAGACATAATGCATCTCGGTTCCTCTTGTAGCAGCTTGAGTAGTAATTCTTTGTGCCTCTTGATAACCAACTCGTGCACGCCATGCATCGAGTGATTTTCTTTTTTCTTCTGATTGTGTGGCTGATAGTATTGTTGTAACTGAAGGTACTTTCTTTTCTCCTACAGCATAGGTCCGTGGCCCGTGATCATCGTCACGTGTGAATTGTTTATAGGTATACTTATCGTCCCATTTTAAATCTGTAATAGTAAATGTAGAATCAGTGCGAATAATCTTCATGCAGTATCTTTTACTGCATCATATCCATAAGTAAAGTTAAAAGTACAGCCCCCATGCCTCCAACTATCCAATATTCAAGTCTTTTTATTCTTTCTTGCATTTCTTTTATTTGTTCAAAAGTTTGTTTCTGCATAATTCTACAAAGTTTTTCATGATCTTCAATTTTTTGTAATGCAGATTTTTTAGGCATTTGGATTCTCCGCTATTAATTGACCTAAAGTATCATTTGGATTTAAAGCTGCAAATGTTTTTGCTCTATTAACAGGTTGTATAGGTTGCACAGGAGCTATTGGTGCAACCATACCTGCTTGACCACTAGCTTGTGTCATTGATCCCAATGATATAGCTTCGTTGTCAATTCTGTCTGAGGCATCGTTTTCCATAACTGATAACATGTTGCCTCTAAAATAGTTTTCTGCATCGTTAATCATTTCAGTTGATGAGTTTTTAATTTGTTTTAATTCTGGGTACATTCTATTTTTAATATCCTCTGCAATACCATCAATAGTAAAGTTTGATTGAGGAACTCTAGTTGGTTGTTGCAACAAGTATTGAGTGATCTCATTAAAGTCTATTTTTTGTGGATCTACTGTAGGTGAATCTTTATCTTCATCTAATACATAATTATATAAATCTGCAAAAGATTTTTGTTGTGACTTTGTCATAGGTTGATTAAAGTAAGCTTTAAATTCACCTGTTCCAGCAAGTTGATCCATTCTTTTCATAGGATCGAATACTAAATCATAAAACTGTTTAACTCTTTGTGGATCTGATAAAATTTTACCTGCATATCTACCTAATAAAATAAAAGATACGGTTGGTAATAAACCTACTGTTGCAACCCCAGCTCCAGCCGCAATTGTTCCTGACATAGGAAGTATACCTCCCATGACACTACCTAAACCACCCATTTGAAATCTTCTTTTTAGGTATGTTGATGCATCTCCAAGATCATATGAATACTGACCTTCCATAACTTCTAAGATATCTTCTATTTGTCTTACTGCTTTAGAACCTTCTTTACCGCCCCCATACATACTTATTAATCTATTTCTAGCTGTAGCGACTTCAGATGTTGTGCCAACTAAACCTAAATTCTTTCTAAATCTAGCTGGATCAAATTGAGCTACTTCATCTACTTTTAATCTAAGCTGATCAAAAGGTATATCAGCTACTCCTGATTCAATAACCTCATCTACTTTCATTCCTGCTTTTGTAAGCTCATCAGCTATTATTTCTTCATTGGCATTGTGTAAAAACTTGTTATGCATAAAACCTTTGTTTCTAATTGTTTCTAATTTTTGAAAAAGAGGAACAGAATTTAACTTTGGTTTCATCATGTAGGCATCATTAAATGCATCAAAGAAGTATATTTGTCTAAATCTGTCAAAAATAGCTTGACCAGTTTTTCCTGTTTGACCCCCTCTATCTGTACCTAAAAGTTTTCTTACATTTGTAATTGATGCATCATCACCATTTTTAAAAACATTAAGTAAACCATCTTCCCATAATTTATCTGCATTTATGTTTTGTTTACCTGCTATGTTCAATAATCCTTTTTGAGTAAATATATTTGAATCAAATTTATTAAATATGTTTGTTCCTTTAAGTGCTGATCCTTGTGATTTAAATGTTCTAACACTTCTTGTAAACAACTCGTTTGCTTTTAATAAATCTGCCTCTAACATTTTAACATCATTCACTAAATCATCTAAATATTTATTACCTGCTTCTTGTCCAAAATCTTTTACTTGTTGATCATAAGCTTCTTTTACTCTGTTATTTTTTAGTAAGGCATCTATACTTTCTGGATTTGCTAAAGCATTAAAATCTTTTTTCATAGCACTATCTAATCGTGCAGCAATACCTAATGGATTTTGAAAGTTTGTTAAAGAGATGGCTTGTTTCATTTGTCTATGGAAATCAGCATATTGTTTTCCTGTTATTGCCTCAGAACTATAATTAAATGTATCTTCTATAGCTTTTAAATATTTTAAAAGAGGATCCATAGTTTGATCAAGTTCTCCTCTTATTCTTGGATCTTCAATTCTTTGGCTTACAGGATTTACTACTTCATCATAATATTTTCTAATTTCTTTTACTTCTTTTAGTAGGTTATCCATTCTAATAAATGGAACATTTCCACCGCCTAAGTTTTCTGCACTTCTCATAACACCAAGATATTGTTGATCAATAATGTTATTCCATTCTCTATAATTCTTTTTAACTTGATTAATTGCACCATAGCTCATAATTTGTGCATCTGCATAAGGCACTGTCGAATCCAATATATCAATCATTCTTGCATATGTTGCTTTTTCAATATCAGCTCTAGCTCTTTTTTGTGGTCCACCTACTGCAGGAAAGATTGTAATTGTTTTACCTGCATCTTTTAAACCTTTAGCTATAAAACCTACATTCTCATCTATTAGTGCTTGTGTATTAATAGGAATAGATTGTTCTCTTGCTTTCTTAGCTAACTCATATGCTCTTTCACCTTCTAAACCAATTGCGGATCTATAACCTTTAGTCATTAGTTGAAGCATTGGAGATAAAGCAAAAGCACCAAAGTTAAAATATAAAGCATTCTTCATAGCATCAGCTGCGTGTACCATAGATCTTTCACCTATAGGTAAAGCTCTAATATCATCTTCACTTACGTTTGCTAAATCCTCTGAGGTAGTAGCAGCAAAGTCTGTCATTAAATTAGCTGCATCAAAGGTTAAAGAACCAACACCAGCTCCAACGGAACCACCAAATTGTGAAAGTGCTTCTGTATATAGAAATGGAGTAGGGCCTTTCATTCTTATTTGACCTGGACCTTGTCTAACAAAATCACCCATCTTACCTACTACACTAGCTAATCTTCCTAATAATTTAGATCCTCTTACCATTGGTAGTTTCATTAATTGTTTTTGAAATGCATTTATTTTTTCTGGTGAAATGATTGCTCTTTGATCAACACCAAACTCTGCCTTAGCATTGTTAGCTATTAAAGACTTAACAAGCATGTCTCTATTTTTAATGTAAGGTACAATTGTACCTGTGACATCACCAATAAGTTCTAGATCTTTTCTTTCAATACCAGTAGCTGTTTCGAAAGGTTCTAACTTCTGTTGTTTTTGTGCTGCTAAAATTTCCATAGCAGCATTTTGTTCTGCAGCTACTTCATTTATACCACCGTAACCTTTTAGCTCGCCTGATTTTAACAATGCATCGACTGCAAACTTTTGATCATCGTTTAAGTTTCTTATATCTAAAGACTTATTATCTAGAGCAGATTGAATTTCTTTTAATGTTGCCATGTTTACCCTAGGTTAATTGATTCTATTATCGCATTTATATTTTGTTTAGCTTTTTGACTATCTTGTTTGAAATTGTAATCTTTAATCATTGGCATATTAGTTAGACCTTCAACAAATTTATTACTTCCACCTGCGTTTTGATAACTATTTAAAGTAGATGCAAATTTTTCATTTAAGTCGTTCATGATAGCTACATAATTACCTTTAATTTTTCTAGGTGAATCTATGGTAAATATACCTGTTAGTTTACCTGCTTCCTCAATATCTCTTTGAGTTAAACGGTCTTCTTGTTTGTTGGCATTTGCAAGTAAGTATTTTAATCTTACTTCAATTAATTTAGCTTTTGTAATTTTAGCTAAATCTTCATCAGAAGGTCTTAATAGTCTAAACTTAGCTCTATCACCAGCAGTAATTTTTCTAGCCTTTTCTAAATCTTTTCTTAAATTTTCTTGTATTAAAGCTTTTTGATCTTCATCTGCATTTGTTTCAACTAATGTTTGAATATATGCATCTGGGTTTGAACCTGCTTCACCTGTAATAATTGCATCGGCAGCACCAATAACTGATTCAGCTCCAGATGCAAATAGACCTCTAGGACCAATTAAGTTTTCATCTAAGTTAACTACAAACTCAGCCATACCATAACCTACGTTCTGTCCTGATAATTGTGTTCTTAGTTTTCTTAAAGAAGCATTATCCCCTGCTTTTCCAACATTGACTGCACCTTCTAAATCTAAATTATTAGCTAATACCCAAGTAAATGAACCATCACCGTTATCTCTTTTTACTGCTTCGTAACCTTTGTAAGGACCACTATCGAAGTTCTTAACATCAATTACTTTTTGACCACCTATAGCATTAGGATCTTGTACTAAAAATCTATTTGTTGCTGCAGTAACTTGTGCTTGATTAGTTCCATCTTTTTTAGCTTTCATATA